CCGATTCTATAATAATTTTGTTATATTGATCGGAATATTTGGAATGATAGGTGCCACAATCAGGATGCGCCTCTTTAAACTTGGGTAACAATCTTTGGTTCTTGGATGCTACACGTTTTATTGCCTTTTTTATTTTGCTGTTATTTTCATCTTTTTCCCATTTATCTTCATCCTTTATGTACATTGTTTCTCTCTTTTTATCAGTGCAATGGACTGGCCGTTGAGTGACATCCAATTCATTGAGATTCTTCACGATAATGTTGGATATTCCCTCTACATACCCCAATTCTCCCACCTTTTCCAGGTCAGATAATTGCAGTTTAATAGAATCAACAAAATCCATGATGTTCATTGCATCCTTGCAGGTTTCGTTCAGAAAAAAGTTCAGGTTAAAGGCCTTGTTGTGAGAGTTTGTGTTATTTGTGTTATTTGTATTATTTGTAGTATTATGAGTGCCGTTTTCGAGTACCTTCATCATCATATTTTTCAGTTCGCTATTCTCCTTAATTAACAGCATAATAATGTCATTGCCTATCGGTTCGCTTGCTGGCTTAGATGTGCATTCTTCATCAGACTCTGAAACTGCCTTTTGTTTACATTTCTGCTTGTGTCTCCATAATCCAGACCGTTCCTTATATATCTTCCCGCATTCACAAACTGAATGGTTGGGGATTTCTTGGGATTTATTGTTGAAATCTGTTGAAATACTGTGTTTTTTGTGTTTATCAGTTAGCAAGTGTTTGTTATAATCCTTTTTGTTACACGTTGAATAGTCACAAGGTTCACAAGTGTATTTTGATGGGATTTTTTGGGACAAAATGGTTGACATTTGTTGATATATTATCAACAGAAAATATCCCTAAACCCTTTCTATAAAAAAGTATTAAAAAAATTATCGTCACAAATTGAAAATTATTTTTTTGGTGACCAGACGGTAATTTTCAATTATGGTCACAAAACATGTATTTTGGGGAAAGTATTTTGGCAAAATCGATTTTTGGACATTTTTTTTGTCCATTTTTGAAAATCCCAAAAAACTTTCCAAGTAAAAAACAAGGGCCTCTTCTACAGCCCGTAGAGAAGAAATATAGTAAAAAATATTGACATTCCTTACATAATGTAGTATATTGACCTACCCGCGGCAAACAGGGTCCGTGTATTCGCATATCCTACAGTATCTAATATGTTTGCATTTGTCATAAGCAATATCAATATCATCGTCAACAAAATCATGCTTGCATAGTTCACGAATACGAGTTTCACACAAGGCCAACTGATCCTCAACAACCCACTTTCTTTCTATGGCCCAGTGCACATTTTTTTCGGCAACGAAAATATCAGGTTTTATAGTATAGACACGGCTGGCCTCGCTATTTGCGCAAGCGTGAACTCCTTCAAATGTGAAAATAATAGCATCCAAATTTGCTATAATTTTCTTATATGACCAGCGACAAAAAAGATAATAATCTAAACTCATAGCTATACAATAGATACGGGTCTATATTTATATATATCTTGCAATGTTTATATGTGTATTTATATATATATATTACAGTGTGGGTCGTTTAATTGTACAAACTACGCCATGTTTCGTTTGCATCTGACTCGCGCTTTATTAATTTATCAACAATCTCTTTTGTGACTTGAAATGGGAATGCTACTGTCAACGACATTTCGCCTTCAAACAGGTTCGTTCCAGGCTTCATTAATCGGTACAGGTTTAATTTTGTATAAATAATCTCAAGACAACGCTTCAAGTTTCTAACACCGTCCTCCTTATTGCAATGACCGTCAATGATGTGCGTCAAAACATCGTTTGGAATAATAATATCTTCTGTATTAAATCGCACCTGTTCGCGAATCTTAGGGAGCAGATAATTATTTGAGATTACCGTCTTTTCTTTGGCACTATAGCCCTTCGTCTTGATGCGGTACATTCTATCCTTTAAAATTGGGTTCACCTTGCTTTCATCATTGTAGCTGAATATGAACAAACATTTGCTCAAATCAAAGTTAATCTCTGCAAAGTATTTGTCGTGGAATTGCGAGTTTTGCGAGGTATCCGTAAGATGTGTAAGAATGCCTGCGATCTCTTCACCTCGTGGCGTATCACTAATCTTATCTAACTCGTCAAAGTAAATCACCGGATTCATGCACTTGCTATTTATCAAAATTTGCACGATTTTACCCCACGTACTACCTTCATATGTGTAGCCATGACCCTCCAGGAAACTACTGTCGGTTGCGCCACCGAGGGCAATGAATGCGAAGGGTCGGTTCAAGATTTTGCTGATGCCCTCTTTCACCAAACTGGTTTTACCGGTTCCGGGTGGGCCGTGGATAGCAATTGCAGTACCAATCGCCTTCGGATTTGTCAGTAATTGACCGAGCATTTGCATAATTTGCATCTTTGCGTCGTTTAACCCATAAACCGCAGCATCCAGCGTCTTCTGCGCATTTTCCATGAAATTGTGGCATTTCTCCACACCGTCGTCAATGCTAATAGGCAGACCTTCATATTTATTAAACGGAATACGCATGAAGGTGTCTACCCAATTCTTGCTCTTGTAGAATTCGCCGCTTCCAGGCTCCATATATCTGAGCGAGTTCACCTTTTTCATTGCAGCGGACTTGAACTCAACTGGAATGTCGGACTCCAGCAGTGTCATGCGGTATGGTTTTTCAATACGAGTAATCTTATTAATTTCTCGCAGCTCCTTGATAATTTTCTTTTGGTGATCCATCTCCAACTTCTCATAGAATGCAAAGTCGTTCATCGTGTTCTTGTCCTTTACAATTCGCTTGAATATTCGCAAGTTCTTATTCTTTTGCTTTTGTTGTTTCTTTTCAAGCTTTGCCTTGTGGGCCGCAATATCATCCTCGTAGACCTCAATGCATTTTTGAATAGACTTATCGGTAGGATTCGCTGCCAATAGTTTTTTGAGCTGTTCAAGAGTGTCTGACTGTTTGACAGGGGCCTCTTTTGTCGCAGATTCTTCGGGGTGCACGCGGCGACTGCGAGCTGGCTTCTGTCTCCGGCGGGCAACAAGCTCTTCGTCGTCGTCTTCGTCGTCATCCTCCTCTTCTTCGTCGTCATCCTCGTCAGTAGAAACCTCCTCGTCTTCATCTTCAGTAACATCATCTTCGTCGTCATCCTCGTAGTCGGAATCGTCTTCATCATCCTCCCACTCCTCCTCGCCCATTCCGCCGATCGTAAATATAATGTTCACCTTGCTATTTTTATTTTTACCGCCACCAATATCCTCCTCCTCTTCGTCTGACTCCTCTTCATCATCACTTTCAATCACTCTCTTGGATCTCTTACCCTTCTTAGATACAATTTCTACGTCCTCTTCCTCCTCATCAGAGTCAGTCTCCCAAAGCTCCTCCTCCTCTTCTTCGACCGCCCTCTTAGATTTCTTGGTAAGTTTAGATTTTTTAGTTGGTTTGTCTTCGATTTCTTCTTCAGAATCATCGGCATTTAGCTTGTCAGCAATTTTCTTTAAACTCTCTCCGGCCTTAATTTTTTCATTGAGATGCTTTGATGGGAATATTTTTGACAGGAATTTACGATATTCGTGAACGTCCATTTCGTCGCTTTCGGAATCGCCATCATTATCGTCGTCACTATCGGACTGCTCAGCCTTCTTCTTTTTTTTATTGAGTTCCTCCTGACGCTTTGAACGTCTAACAGAGTCCGCCTTGGTCATTTTGGTTTGGGTATCGCGCGCCATTCTTATTGTGTATATGATACTTAAATACATTAAACCAAAATCAATTTTATTTTTATTGCATGTCATATGTTAAGCGCATCCAGTATCGCATTATTGCCGAAAAGTATAATGTGCGAAATGATAATTCGTGCGATGACTCCAGTTAGAAACGGTCTCTTCATTTAAAATAAAATTGAAATTAAAACAATATAAATCTATTGTAGTATAATATAAGAGATGTCCAAGTTCACGAGTTCCACAAACACATCTATAAATCGTTCAAAGGTAATTGGTATACAATTTAGTATCTTATCGCCAGATGAAATTAGAAAGGGATCTGTTGCGGAAATTACCAGTAGAGACACGTATATAAATAATAAGCCCGTGATTGGTGGTCTATTTGACCCCAGGATGGGTGTTTTAGAGCCGGGACTCATTTGTCCGACCGATGGGCTTGATTATATGCAAACCCCCGGTTATTCTGGCCATATTGAACTGGCGCGACCAGTGTTTTATATCCAATACTTAAGTACAATTCAAAAATGTATGCGATGTGTCTGCTTCAAATGCAGTAAACTACTCGTAAGCAAGGAGAAATATAAGCAGGCTATGAAAATGTCCGGTGAGGCGCGCTGGAAGTATGTGTTTGGGCTATGCAGCAAAGTTAAGCGATGCGGAGACGACAGCGAAGATGGATGCGGTACATTGCAGCCGAATAAAATTAGAAAGGAGGGCTTAGCTACTATATTTGCGGAATGGAAGAACGACGGAGCCGATTCTGAGCCAATCATCATCAAGGTCACGCCAGAGATGGTTGCTAAAAATTTCAAGAGAATTTCTGATGATGATGTGACATTTATGGGGTTCAGTCCTCTTTATTCGCGTCCTGACTGGATGGTTTGTCAAGTCATGATGGTTCCTCCGCCGGCAGTTAGACCTTCTGTGAAACACGATGCGCAGCAACGTTCGGAAGACGACCTTAGTCACATTTTGGTAAACATTATTAAGACGAATAAGACCCTACAGGATAAAATTCAGAATAATGCGCCTGCAAATGTGATTGATGATTGGACGACTGTCTTGCAATACTATGTGGCTACTCAAGTGGATAACAAGATTCCTGGAGTTGCCTCAGTTGCACAGCGCTCTGGCAGACCACTAAAATCCATCAAGGACCGATTGAATGGAAAAGGCGGGCGCATGAGAGGCAATTTGATGGCAAAACGCGTTGACTTCAGCGCTCGTTCCGTCATTACTGCCGACCCGAATATCTCTATTCGCGAATTAGGTATCCCTATGAAAATCGCGAAGAATATTACGAAGCCTGTAGTGGTGAACAAAATCAACAAAGCGTTCCTGACGAAGTTGATTCAAAATGGACCTGATGTGTGGCCTGGTGCGAAAATGCTTGAGAAGCAAAATGGCGAGGTCATTACATTAAGGTACTATTTGGATAGAAACTCAATTGTTCTTGAAGAAGGCGACACTGTTCACCGTCATATGATGGATGGGGATGCCATCCTATTCAACCGTCAGCCAACTCTTCACAGAATGAGTATGATGTGTCACATCGCGCGTATTATGAAGCGAGGTGATACTTTCAGAATGAACGTAGCCGATAGACTTTGTGTTGGCAACAGGGGGCGTTAAAAACGTGTTACCCCCTAGTGGATAGATCAATAAACCAGGCAAAATATAAAATTATAATTGTTTAAAAACAAATATCCATATAAATAAAATGGATG